TGATTTAACTAAACATGGTGATTTACAGTTTCTTTTAAATAATGATCATTACAAACCATCATTTGAGTATCAAGAAACATTCAATTATCTTGCCACTGATGATATGAGTATATTTACAGATGGTACATTTACACCAACATCTATTAACATAATGTATATGCGATATCCTGTATACATTGATAAAACAGGATATATTGGATTTGATGGAAATCCATCAGTAGACAGAAATTGTGAACTTGAATTATATCTTGAAGACGAACTTCTAGATCTTACAGTTCAAAATCTTGCAATGTATACTGAGAATCAATCTGCTGTACAAAGTGCAGCATATAGGATACAAACAAATGAATAAAATTTTAAACAATTAAATTAATATAAAAAATGGCTGATTTTTCATTAACCACGTTATTCGTGGTTCCAGTAGGACAGACTACTCTTCCTAGCTCTGGTTCAACCCAAGACCTCACTGCAGGTCAAGTGGGTATTTTTAGAAGTGATTATTCTCTAGCAACAGCTGGTAATATTGCTGCTTCTCCTTATTTCTACATAGCTCAAGGTAGAACAAACACTTATCTACAAGGATCTAAACGTTCTGATAAGATTAAAGGATGTCCATCAGGTTCTGGTTGCAATTCTAACGTAACTGAATGGTACACAGTAACAGGATGTCCCACTGCTGCAACTCAAGTTACTGATGTAACTAATTGGAATGTACAGTGTGGTGATGTAGTTACATTAACTCTTCGTGCACATTCTTCTTACATTGACACCTTGTATTTCAATGGTTTCACTCGTTCAGTAACTGTTCAAGCTCCTTGCTGTGCTTGTGATGCTAATCCTTGTGATCAAGTTGACATTCCTGAATTTATTGATAGTGTTATTGCTAAACTAGAGCAACAAGCTCCAGGTGATAATCCTGACAACATTAGCTTCAACACTTTCTACACATTCCAACGTTTAGGTAATGACGCTTCTGCTATCCTTCGTATTACTGGAAAGCCTCTCACTGTATATGGTCAACCATGTGATGTTGCTGCATTCCCTTTTGAATATGATAGAATGTACTTTAGAACATTTGTTTTCAATGGTCCTGCTACCACTGCTGACTTTATTGTTGCTGACAATTGTGATGTTGTTGCTGATCCAATCATCATTCAACGTTCTTCTTATGCTTCAGGTCAATCTGCTGAAATTGCTCAACTAGAGAAAAATTTCTACAGCTACCAAGCAGGATACTTAAAGCATCTTTATAGAATGGCTGGATACAATGAGAACTTTGAGTCTTGGGTATCTTCAGGAGTGACTTATGATACTTATTACATTAAGTTCAATGAGTTTAACAAGTCTGCTTATCAGTGGGGTGATTATATCATGGAAGATTCTATGGTGATCATTGCTGCTCCTAATTCAGATGTAAGTGCAATTGCTGCTGCTATTGAAGCTGTATTGGAAGCTGCTCTTGGTACTGTGGTTAATGATAACACTTGTGTTACAACCACTTCTACCACCACTACAATTTGGCCTACCACTACAACCACTTCCACTTTAATTCCATAATTGGGTAGTTGTAAATTAAATATCACATAACCTATGCCAGAGGTGAGAGGATTTCTCAGATCCTCTGGCATATTTATTTAAACTAATTATGCCAGCTTTAAATCTAGATATAATAGTAGTACCTACGTATAGTACGTTAACATTAGGTGTGGCTGATGCATCAACATATCCTACCAATCCTCCTATTGTAACAGCTCCTACAATTGAAATAACTGTTCCATCATTAGGAATTGTAATTCTTCCTTTTACACCTAATGATTTTAATATATTTACATCTGCGTCATTAGGACTCACTCTTGTTGGAGATCCTTTACTGCCTATTCCTGATGGAATATATACACTTAAGTACACTGTTGCTCCTGCTTATGAAAACTTTGTTGTAAAAAGCATTATGAGAGTGGATAAGATTCAAGAAAAGTTTGATGGAGCATTCATGAAACTTGATATGATGGAATGTGACAGAGCTATAAAGACTCAACAGAAAGTTAATCTTACAAGTATATATTTCTTTATTCAAGGATCTATAGCTGCTGCAAATAATTGTGCAATAGATGAAGCTAATAAGCTTTATACTCAAGCAAACAATATGTTGGATAATTTTATTAGAAATAACTGTTATTGTTCTGGTAATAACTATGTTGTAAACTTTGGATGATATGGCTACTTGTAAAGGATGTAAAGGAAATTTTGGATGTGGTTGTCAATTAGTTAATGGTCTTTGTGCAATGTGTCGTGCAGCTGCTACAAAGTTTAAACAAGTTATAAAATATGTTAACTCCTAGACTCACCACTTATCCAGCATGTGCTACAGTGACAGCACTTTTAATTGATATAGATTGCAGACTAACAGAATTAGCAAGCAATTTATATAATAATATTATCTATTCATTAAACCAACCTATACCAGCAGAAGCTATGATGGATCTTTTGAATTATAAAAGAATACTAACGTATAAATTTTGTAATTCAGATTATGCTGAATGTTTCACTGTAGAAATGATTGCTAGTAGGGTAAAACTTTTAAAATATAAATAAATGAGTATTTGTTCAAATTGCTATAATGGATGCACTGAGATTGTCTCAGATAAGTGTGTTAGATATACAGGAATAGATGTTCCTGTTTTGGGAATACAAACAGGTGACTCTCTATCTTTTGTAGAACAATGTATAATTACATTTCTTACATCTACATTAGATGGTACAGGAATTAAACTAACTATAGATCCTGAAATTATTTGTGAGGTGGTTAGTCAATATCTTCCTGATTGTGAAGACTTAAATGCATTAAACCTTTTTACAGCATTAATTAAAGCAGCATGTGATTTACAAGATCAAATAGATGTAATTGTTGCAGAACTTGCAGCTCTTGAAGGAAATTATGATATTGATTGTTTAACAGGTGTTGTTGCATCAAGTGGCACACATGATATTCTACAAGCTGTAATCACAAAACTTTGTGATGTAGATGCTGCATTAGTAGCTCTTGCTGTAGATGTAGATACAAACTATGTTAAACTTGCTGATCTAGATGCATTAATACAAGCCTATCTAAATTCAATAGCTCCTATTGCACAACAGTATGTTAAAATGGTTCCATACACTGCAGTGGAATACTATGGCACTCTAAGTAATTTTGATGCTGCTGGAGCAGGGATTGCAGCATTAGGATGGGATAAGATATATCTATGTAATGGTCAACCTGGTACTCCAGACAAAAGAGGTAGAGTGGGTGTAGGTGTAGTATCAGGTGTTCCTGGAGGTCCATTGAATCCTGCAGTAGATCCAGCATTTGGTAATCCTTTGTACCCATTAAACTCAGCAGTAGGTACAAATAATGTACTTCTTACAACTAACCAAATGCCTGTGCATACACACACTACAACACCTATACCTGTTGCACATACACACTATTTATATTCTAATGTTGTAAATGCAACACCTGGACAAATAGTGAATGCTACAGATAATGTTGCAAGAGCTAGAGAAATTGCTAGTGATCCATTAAACTATGAGATAATGTCATCTACTGTAGCAGTGACTTTAGGAAAAAGTAGTTCTGAATCTATAAGTGCAAATGTCACTGTTAATAATGCAGGAGGTGGTTTATCACATCCAAATTTTCAGCCAGCGTGGGCAACAAATTATATTATATACATTCCTTAATTATAGTGTATGTCTTGTTTACCAGGAATGCCTTGTCATGATTCTTACAGAATAGCTTTTCCTTTTGCATGTGATAATCCTTGTGAACCTGTATGTTTAACAAGTGATAGAATTATATACAATGGTCCAAATTTAGCTTGTACAGGAATTCAATCACAAGATAATTTACAAGTGGCTTTACAGAAGATAGATAATAGACTATGTTCTGATGAATTTATATCACACATCATATCTACAATTGAGAACACTCCTCTTCTTCAAGCGTATTTTTGTCAATTAGTAGCTTCTTGTTATAGTACACCTACAACAACAACAACATCTACTTCTACTAGTAGCACAACAACTACAACAACAACAGTAGCACCAACTACCACTACAACAACAAGTAGTAGTACAACAACAACTACAACTACAAGTAGTAGTACAACAACAACTACTACAACAATAGCACCAACAACAACAACTACAACAAGTAGTAGCACAACTACCACTACAACTACTGTAGCACCAACAACAACAACTACTACAACTACAATAGCACCTATTCCTCCTGGAACATATACTATTGGACAACCTGCATTAGGTGGGGTTATTGCTTATATACTACAACCAGGAGATCCTGGATATGATGCAGGTAGTGAACATGGACTTGTAGCTACAGTTTTTGATACTTCTACTGGTTATCAATGGGGTTGTGTTGGAACATCTATACCAGGAGCAGATGGAATAGTTCTTGGAACAGGAAACCAAAATACAATTGATATAATTGCAGGATGTGCTCCAGTAGGAATTGCTGCAAGGTTATGTAGTGATTTAGTTGAAGGAGGATATTCTGATTGGTACTTACCTAGCAAAGATGAATTAAATAAATTATACTTAAATAGAGTCGCTATTGGTGGTTTTAGTACTAATAACTATTGGAGTTCCTCAGAGATTGACTCCAACAACGCCTGGTACCAATCCTTCTTTAATGGCGTTCCATTTAACAACATCAAGAGCTTCTTAGAATATGTTCGAGCAATAAGAAGTTTTTAATTAAAACCAAAATAAAAAAATTATGACAGTATTAATAACATTAACAATAGCAGGTTCTGATACAGGACCATTTGATTTGTATTCAGATGTAGATGGGTTTGTAGTTCCTTTTGAAAACAATGTACCTAAAGCTTCTTTAGTAGCAGGTTACACTTCTTCTTTAGTTCCAAATGTAGCTGTAGTGATAAGAGTGAAATCTGATTCTGTATGTACTAATTACATTGATTTAATCATTGGTGCTACCACTACTACCACCACTAGTACATCTACTACCACTAGTACATCTACTAGTACAACAACAACCACTACTAGTATATACCCATGTGAGTGTGTTAGATTACAAAATACAACAGAAGTTGATATAGATATACTAATTACACCTTGTGGTGGAAGTGAATTTCCTCAACCTGTTCTAGCAAACCAGACAGTAACAGAATGTGTAGTGACAGGTTCAGTTCAATATCCAACTCCTATAGGAATTACAGTGACTTATTGCCCTGGTGTTCCTGAAACCCCTCCTTGTAGTAGTGAAGGTGATTGCAGTGCTTGTGGTGGTGGATAAATATATCATTTAGTAATATCAAGACAAACTGATTTTATATAATAAGATACAAAAATCCTGTTTTGTTGGTTTTACAGGATTCTCCTGAGATTAATTTCTCAGGAGTTTTTTTATTTATAACTAAATTGATTATAGACAATAACGTAGTTGGTTTAAATTATTTGGTATTTTAAAAAACTATTTAGTATCTTTACTAAAATTTTATCTAAATTTGATTACATATGTCTGAAAACCAAGATCTTCTATATCAGCTGAAAAAATTACTGAAACAAAAAGAAAGTAAAAGTTTTTATGCTAAAAGACTTAACATTAGTGAATATGAAGTGAACGAGTTACTTAATCAATTGAAAAACAATAATATAAGTAATCAACACACTGAATCAAGTCGTAAAGTGAATAATGAAACAGGAACAATAGAAAGTGTATTAATACTAAACTATGAACCTAAAGATGATATTGAGTTAGCTAGATTACATAAGATTAATTTAGATAAATATATCATTACAAACTATTGGTCTAAACTACTTCCCAATGGAAAATTTACATCTTCAGTATTTTCCAAACTTAAAAAACCAAACGATTATACTGCTGAAGATTTTGCAAAGTTTTTAGAGAAATATAAATCTAATTATAAGGAACAAAAACAACCTGAACTTAATTTTAGTAATAGAACAGTTGATGTTGAAATATCCATATCTGATTTTCATTTAGCTAAAAGTCATATAGATGGAGATAATTCTATTACTACAAGATGTGAAAGATATTTTAAAGCAGCTACGTCATTAATATATGATGTAAAATCAGTTTATGATATTGATACAATTATATTCCCAATATCAAATGATTTTTTTCATACAGATAATTATCAAAATCAAACAACTAATGGTACACCACAAGATACTATTATTGATTATGCTAATGAGTATGAAGTAGGATTCTCTCTACTTGTAGAGACTATCACTATGATGAAAAAAGTTTGTAGTGAAGTGATTGTTGTATTAGTACAAGGTAATCATGATAAGACTAAGTCTTATTATCTAGCACATGCTTTAGAAGTTTACTTTGCAGCAGATTCTAATATCATATTTAATAGAGAACATAGTGTAGTGAAAGCTGTTGTATTAGGTAACACTTTTATTGGTTATCATCATGGTAACTGTAAGATAGAAGATCTTCCTTTATTGTTTGCAACACATCCTGAATATAGTCAAGCATTTGGTAATGCTACTTACAGAGAAGTGCATACAGGAGATAAGCATC